TCTTGTCAACCCCCCTTTTATTCCCAACAATTACAACGATTTATCAAGTCACATTTCTCATCATAAAAACGAATCGTAGCGAATCGTGGGAAAGTGATTCGGTGGCTTTTGATGATGAGAGAGAGAGGTGCCAACCGAATCAAACTGTTTAATCCATACAACCTTTCATCAATCCCTCTGTTGCACATGGATCTTCTATGTATCCAACAATCATTATACAGGCAATGATAACCAATATCGGAACTATATTATTCATTAAGAACGAACTCCACCAATAGGGCAAACAGTCTTTACGATATTGAAAGGATTGTCTGCAAGAAAGATCTGACACTGATAACCAGTTTTCTTTGCAATCTTGATTGCCTTTTCTAGTGTGTCAGTCGCACCACAAGTATAACCAAAATTAGTGAGGAATACTTCGTACTTAACATTTGGTGCTTTTGGTATCATAAACAAATCTCCTATTTCAAATACTCAGGGCCAGTCCAACGAATACGGAAACCACCCTCTAGAACATTACCACGAGCTGCGTTACGAGCAGGAGCATTGTAACCAGCAGGTTTTAACAAATCACCTTTTTTGAATTTCTTATCATTTTCAGTATTGACAACAAATCCCCAAACATTTCCACCATGTTTTTGCAAAATCTTTGTGTATTTTGGGCCAGTCTTAACTACCCAACCTTCTGCAAACTCTTTGTTCATTTTAACACGAGTTTCGGTATCTGGTTGCATCCACTGACCATAATCATAGATTGCAGCATCAATCATGTTCTGAATACCATCTTCTAAATTATCAAACTGTTTCTGGATCTGAATAGTCATTTTTTCTCTCTTTCTCAATGTTACTACTCATATTACCAGATGATTTACTATATGTCAACCCCATCTCTAAAACACTGTTATCACTAGATTTTTCAAACCCATCTTTTTGGGATTTTTGCGAATCGTGCGAATCGTGAGAATCACTGGGGTTTCCAGACCATGTTTGTGACCTTTGTCTATTTGAAAACACAGACCTCTGGATAGGTGTCACCCTCATGCGTCAGCAACCAATCCACTAGCAGAACGACTTGCTTGTGGATATACGTCTGGTTCTGGTATCATAAAGTTATCGTCCCAACCAAATGCTTCCTTCACCACAGCCGCAGACAATCCTTTATAAACTTGATGCAACTTTTTATCTTTCGCATTGATAAGAAGTTTTGCTTCACTTTCATGCAATCCCTCCAACATCTGAAAGAACATATTTTCTTTCTGGTGTTGTTTAGTCACGTTATCTGCACCTTCAATAAATCTCCACAGTTTCTTTGCCTCTTGTGCCAACACAGTGTGTTCTGTACCAGCAGGGGCATCATTTGGTGTATAAGGAACATCCCCAGCAGGGAATACCCATCTCTTTGTTGGGTCAAATGCAGCCTTGAGCAACATTCTCAATGAGTCTGTATTGTGTTCTCTAAGAATTGCAACTTTTTGTGATTTAGTTTTTGCTTTGTGTACCTTATCTAATACTTCAGAAAAAAGTAAAACGTAAGTTTGTTCTGCCATTTTAAAAGTCTCCTATTGATTCTGTAAGTTCTTTCAGTCTTGATTGAATAAAGTAATTTAACAACTTACTTCTATCTCCACAAGGTGCTTCACAAAAGTCTACCACAATCTCTTTTTCAAGATCTTCTGGCACGTTATCCAAGTTGATAAGTTTATCATTTCTTTGATAGTTTCTTTTGACTTCATCTTGTAAATCATCTATGTGCATATTCAACCAAGTTTCAATTTTTTTTCGTCCTAAAGGCCTTTGTCGTAATCCATCAACAAATGTATTGTCAGGTGATAGAACATTTGGAACTCCATCACTTGCATCACCTTTAAGTATGTGTTCTTTTATATAGGTGATCGGATCGTGTCCATTTACATACTTCTTGAGTATTGGACTATACTGCTGAACATTTGGATATTTTTGTAGTTGAATAAAATCTTTATCACCAGACACAATCATAATTTTTTCATCTGGAAAATGTTTACACAATATTGCAATAACATCATCTGCCTCTGCACCATAAACTTCCACATATTTGTATGGTAGATTTTCTTTAAACTCTGATTTAATTTTGTTCAAACAATTGAAGATTGCACCCCAATCTTTACTATCATTCTCTCTACCCTTTTTACGACCAGCTTTGTAATTAGGGAAGTAGTCTCTTCTCCAGTAGTGTTTAGAATCGTATGTGAGAACTATCTCACCAAACTCTTGGTGAAAATCTGTTCTATACATACGAATAGAGTTGAGTATCATATGTCTTACTAAGTCTTCTCTGACCTCGTTACTCTTTCGCATATTCAAATCCATCATTAGACTTGCTAATGAGATTTGATTCATGTCCATAATAATCATTTATTAACACTATCCCTTGATTCTATCTGTGCATCTGTCATATAGTAAGCATTAAAACTCATACTACGTCTTTCACCATCGCAGTAAAATGGATAAACACTATGTTTCAACCAAGATGGAAATACTAACATCATACCTACTTTTGGTTTGAACATGAGTGTATCACTTCTCATATCACAAGGCTCTCCATAACTAAACTCAATCAAACCACTAGCAGGATAATGATCTTTTGTCTCTTCATCAAAATGGTTTTCCATATCCTCTGGTAATTTTAGATAACAAACACCACTAAAGTTCCCACTATGTTTGTGCCATGGATTGTATTCATATTTGTATTGACTTACAATCCAAGATTGTGCAAGGTGAATATTATCGGTAGTTGGATTACCATGTCCACCATTTTTCTGCCACTCATATGCTCGACTATTTGCAATCATATTTTGAAGATAACCTAAACAAGCTTTCTTAATAATATCTGCCATATAGTTTCTGTCATCTTCTTCTGCCACTGGTATTCTAACTTCTTTAGAAACCTTACCCACAAGATTGTCAGAGAAATCAAACTTCTTTGATAATCCATCATCAGGCAAAACCGCATCACCAGATGTGTTTATGATATCAATAAATCTCTGTGGAACTTGGTATTCTAAAATAGTTGGGCTGAAAGGAGTGCGAATAACTACTTCACGCCTCCACTGTTCTGCATCAGTCATCGTCTTTTTCCTTCTCAATTTCGTTTTGTATCTTTATAAACTGAATTAATTTATCTACTGCTTCTGCATCAAATGAGGCATATACATCCTCTGTTTTTTCTGTTCTTAGTTTCATTACAGATTCTATTAACTCTTTCATTTCATGTTTATAACCTAGATGTCTGAACAATATAGTTCTCACTACCTCATTTAGAAATCCAATCTCTCTACAAAAATCGTCCTCTTTGATATCTACACCATTTTCGGCAAGACCATGTATCAAAGGTATCATAACATTTTCTGCGACATCATCTATAAAAACCATGTCTTGAGTCACTTTTGCCGTTTGCACCTTTGATACTTTCTTTGCCCTTTTCCAAGGCCCTTTGATTACATTCCCTTTGAAGTTATCGTCTGCCATTTTATTTTTTTCTCCCCATAGGCACCATAATAGTCATCACAGTAGTCCCCATGTTTTAGATAATGTTTTAGATGTCTTATATATCCTTCTGCACTATGATACTTTGCCTTTGCACCTTTGACATCTTTTCGCACTTCGTATCTTAAACTAGACATCAGATCTTTCTGGGACTTGATCCAACTCTTAACATTTTTTGCAGATAACACATGGTCATCATCTAGTGCAAGAACAGAATGATGTATTGATTCATTCTTTGCTGGTTTTCTTGCAGCACGAGCCTTCGCAAGACGTTCTGCTGCAGCAACCTTTTGTTCTGGTGTCATGGGTTTCCTTTTCTTTTTAGGTTTAGGTTGAACCCATCCATCATTAGTAGTTGTTGATGCCACTATTTTTTTTCTACTCATTAGGCCATTGTCCTTGTTCCTTGAGTTTATCCACTTTCTTCAACCACCTTCTTCTACCAGCAGCTCGTTGAAGTCTCTTTTTTTCACCTTTACTTCTAAAGGCAGTTCGTTCTCTCAGTTCGTTAAAGACACCCTCAATTTGCATACGTTTCTTTAGAACTCGCAATGCACCATTGAGGTCATCTCCACGAACTGTTACTTTTAATCCAGACAAAGTTTTTCCTCTATTCTGCCGCATCAACAACCTTGTTGATTTCGGTTTCAATGTTTGACATTGATAAAGTCTGATCTTCATCCTTTGATGCATCTACTTCATTCTGAAGTTCTTTCCATGCATTGGTAGAACGAATCTTACCATAGACCATACGATCTTTCATCATACGGTTCATAATGATCTTACGAGCCTCTTCCTCTGAATACTCAAGTAAAACATATGCACGAAACTGTGTTCCTGTTGGATATATCTCCATCTCTTTTGGATTGTAACCAGCAACATCAACTGATGCAATCACATTCTTTGTGACCTTCTCAACTTCTGACATTGTAGTTGCAGACACATCATCATCTGTACCAAGTCGTGTTACAAATGTTTTCATCATTGCATCCAACTTACCATTGATACGATCAGCAAGAGTATACTTTGCATTGAGTGTTGCCATGTCGATAGACAATTGCAAGTCTGGTGACTGTGCAGTACCGACACTATAGATTGACTTCTCATCAGTTGGTAATGTTGTAAACCAAGATGGGACTGTTTTGGTTGCAGCCTCTACCTTTTCTTGTTTATACTCAACAGATGAGGTATTCAACATCTGTGTCGCATCTGGATTATTAGAACAGGCACCAAGTGTAAGGACACTTCCCAATACTCCAACAGTTACATAATTTAGATTATTCATTATTTCAAGCCCTCCAAGACTTCTATAGATTTATCCACTCCACCAGAATCAACAAAAAAGTTTAACACCTCTGGCATGATGTTATACTCCACTAAAACTACACCGATAATAATTCCTATTGCTACTCTGAACAATTATGCCTCCACATTTAACTACCACTATACAACAAACTTAGTATTCTGTCAAGTCTATTTTCATTAGAAGTGTAATGATTTATATAATCATATGTACTAACCACTGGTGGCCGCACATACTTGACTTGATCTGTTACTGTTGGTTCTAACACTAGAATAGGTTTAGACCCTTTACAAACATATTCTGTTTTAGAGGATAAAATTTTCCCACCATCATCTAGCACTACTGTTTTTTCATACTTACAATCTTGTGCAAATGCACTCTTGCCAGTTAGTAAACCACCAAGAAATGCTACAACCCATAAAAGTATTATTAATCTAATGAGATTTTTCATGCATAATCACACCAGAACTCACTCCAGAGTTCTTCAACAAATTCTAGTTGTTCATTTGCAGACATATGTGCAATGTCATTCCAACACTTATCTCTTGTAAGTGCCATGTGAAGTTCTGTGATATGTTCACAACCACCAATCCTAAGATTTACTGAATTGATAAACTGTTCTTCACAGTCCATTATATAACTTGACATTCCCATAATATACCTCTTTCTCTATTGTATATACATCCTACCACGATTCGGAAATGATGTCAAGTGTTTTTGTGCAGATTAATAAAATAATCTGCATCCACTACGACCAAAGGTTTGTGATTGTTTCTTTTGATGAAGACCACTGGTTCATACTTACCAGAGTTTTCTGTTGCCTGTTTGTATGATTCCCAGAGATTGATTTTTTCTTGATTTTTACATTCGATTGAATATGGAAAGGTTTCTCGTGCAGCTCTTGCCATGATAAGATCTTCACCACCAGCACCCATAGAACGACTCTCTATATCCTCTGGGTGGATGTCCAACACCTCAATGAGTTTATCACGAACCCATTGTTGGAATCTTCTACCTTTTGCTTTCGCCGATTGTGTTTTCATTATCTGCCGTTCTTCCACAATCACAAATGTCACATCCACATCGACCACACTCTCCAGCAGAACAGTGACACTCGTGACCACATGATTCGCAACTATTCATCATCGTACTCCTCGTCATATCCGACTTCATCTTCCATGTCATCATCTAATGCATCACCACAAAATGGACAATGCCATACACTATATAGTCGTTTGTCCATATTGTGTTTTATGGAAAATTCTGCTTCACATGACAGGCACACAATTAATTTCATTGAATTTCACAAGCCCCTGCCACACAAGCAAGTTCTTGTGAACCAACTGTCATATCCATAGATTCATATTCTGAAAGTTTACTCCAATCAACCTGTTTAGGCATCTTGTTCAATAAGAACTTATATTCTTTCTCATCACAATCTTGATATGGTGCTTGTTGATATGTGTGTTCACTAAATGGTAGGAATGACACCCCAGACATCCAGTCAAAGTTTTTGTAAACCCATGAACCAACTTCCATCCACTCACTTTCTTTCACAGAAATAGTCACAGATGGTTTGTGTTCACACCAATGTTTCTGATAAGTCAACCACAACTCCAACTGTTCAACAGCAGACATATCTGTTCTAAATACTGCACTTCTGTCTACTTTCATGGGGAATGAAAATACAGATGTGTTTGATGGATTCATTACATCATCCTCAACTGGAAAACCAATATCAGTCATCATCTTTGTCAATGGATCTTTCTTGTCACCACGAACAGTGCGAATATAATATGGATTATGTCGTGCATGAATACCAGAGGCTGCATCTACAAGTTGTGACACTGTGCCAGATGGTTTTACACAAGTGACCGCAGCAGATTGTGGGATACCTAACTTCTCTGCCCAGATTTTGTTCGTCTTAACTGCCTCTTCTCTCAAGTCATCAAGTAACCCACTAAGATTTTTCTCTTTACCATTTGTTAAACAACAATCCATGATACCAGTGAGTGAGACACCAAGTAGTCTTTCCTCTGCACAATTTTTTCTCCACATTGCAGATACATATTTGAAGTTTGTAAGTGTAGATTGGAATGTTCCAAGAATGGTTGCAAGTCTTACTTTTTCCATAAGGGACTCTTTAGTATCTGAAGGTCTTACCACTACCTCTGAAAGATTACAAAACTCTCTATCTCGTAATATGATCTCCGAACAAGGATTCGTGCCGAACTCATGTTCTGTATCTCTACGACCATTCTTTGCAGCCATGTTCACTGCACTTGCACGATTAAAGATACCTCTTTCACCAGACTTGGAATCATAAAGTGCTTTCCACTCATCCATGAAGATACCCATATCTGGTTTTTCTGTGTAACAAGCAGAGTTATTTGCAAGTGCTCGTTGTCCATTCTGTTCCCACCATTGACCCGACTTTGCGTGTCTCATTCGGTCATCAGAGAGGTTTGAGAGACTTATGAGCGCACTTCGCCTTACACCCCCTACTACAACTACCTCTGCAATCTTACAAACAATATCGTGACATTCGATAGAAGATAGTTTTCTACCATTTGCATTTTTGAGTACATTCACTGTAAAATTAAATAGATTGTCTAGTGGTGCAGGCCCAGACGCACGACCACCAAAAGTTTTAAGTGGTGCTCCTGCTGGTCTTACTTTAGATAAATCCCATCTTGGTATCTGTCCAATGTAAAGTAATCCTACAAGTTCCTTGAACGCCTTTGCCCAACCAAGTTTACTATCTGCAACAGTAATAACTGTATCAGATGGAAAAAACTCTTCTGCAACAACTGGTAGTTCAGCAATGTGTTGTCTCTCGACTGAAAAACCAACACCAGTTCCATTCATCAAAATGTATAGTATTTCATCAAATGATTGAATACGATTTACTGCAACATAAGAGCAATTATAACCAGCAATGTTTTCTCTTTTCAATGCATCACCAGCAGTCATCAAACATCTCATGGAAGGCATAACCTTCGTGGCCAAGACTGCGTTTTCTAGTTCTTTTCTATCTTTGTCTTCTAACTCATAACCAGTCATATCTTTTAGGTGTTCTTTGAAGAAGTTAAAATATCTTCCTACTGTTTCGTTCCAAGTTTCTCTACGACCCTCTTTGGGCAACCATCTGGAATATCTTGATAGGTGAATAAATTCTTGATATGATGTTGGTAAAAAGTTATTAGGCATTGATTTTTCTCCATGTTGCGAACTTTATCTTGGCCATATTACCTTGATAAGTATTGTTCTTTATTATTGTTTGTACTTCGTCTTTAGTTCTTCCAGATAGGATCATGTCATTTATATCTTTTTCTTTTACATCATCTGGCCATAATACCACGTTGTAACCTTTGTCTATAATTTGTTCCATCTGCATCAAAATTTCTTTGTTTCTTCTTTCATTATCAAAAACGATTGTCGTGTTTTCTTTTGGCATATCCTTCGCAAAATTTGATGAACCAGCAACAGCAAGACAGTTATCCAAAAACAAACTATCTATGGGGCCTTCCACCACATAGATAGGTTTAGATTTGTCTACTCTATTAAGTCCGTATATTTTATTTCGGTCTGGATCAAGTTTAAAAGTAATATACTTTGGTTGTTCATTGCCAAATGACCTTCCTTGAAAACAAAACAAGTTATTATTCTCATCAAAGAATGGTATGACCAATCTAGGATGATCCCCCACAAGTGAGGGAAACTTATTCGGTATAACTGTATTTACCCACTTGTAAAACTTTGGGGCAAAAAACAATTCATAGTGAAACTTCGTAGGTATCTTTCTACTCTCAATAAATTTCTTTACTGGGTGATCGTGTTGTAGTGATGATATTTTTTTGAGAGATTTGAGAGGTGAAGTTCCTTTCATAAAATTAGGTTGAGAGAACTTACCAATGTCTACTGGCTCGTCACTCTTTTTGTACTTTTCAAATATATAGTCATTCCAAATCTTTGAGTCTACAAACTTTAGTAGGTTTGCAAAACTTTTTCCAACCCCACAGTTATGACACTTATATATAAGATTCGATTCTTTACGAAAGACGAACCCACGAGCTTTGCTCTGGGACTTTTGGGAATCACCACAATAAGGACAACGAAAGTTCCAAAGAAAATCGTTTGTTTTCTTAAATCGTGAAAGTTGTGATGATATTAGATTTAGATACTTTTGTTCAATATACATAAGACAGATGATACACTAATAAACGTGTGTTGTCAAGATAATATGAGAAATTTTTGTATTATGAATCCTACTACGATTGACCCACCGATAATTAACCATCTCCACTTTTCCAACACACCAACTCTACTTGCTAACTCATTTCTAAGTTGTTGCATTTGCAGTGCTTGTTCTTTGTGTTGTTGAGTGATCATGTCGGTCATTTCTTTGTAGTTTGATGTGATACGAGAATGTAGCTCTCGTATGTCTGTGGTAAACTCTGCATTTGCTCTTGCGGCTGCCTCTTCTTGGTTTGCAATCTTTTCTTCATGCACTGCAAGCATACGATTTACACAACTAGACACATCTGTAATCTTCTCAATCGCAACATCTAGTCTTGAGAAAATTACTTTTACATCTGATACTTCTTTTTTAAGAAGTGCAACCTCTGTATTTAAATCTTGCATTACTTTCATTCCTTACCTAATATTTATATATCATCTATTTGCTAGAGGATTATCTAAACTTTTTTGCAGCTTTCTATCAAGATCCTCTTCCAGAGATGTCAACTCTCTTTTGACATATCCTTCCATACCAGATACCTTATCATTGAAACGATTGTTTGCATCTTCAATCATAGACCTTGCATCTGATTTAGTTCTGTCCATAAGTGACTGTGCGTCATCTTCTACTGCATCAATATCGTTCTCAACCTTGTCTAATATCTTCTCCATGCGAACCAAGTCTGCTCGTAAATCGTGTTTAGTATCACGCATAAAGTCCACCTGTTCACCGATTGCGTCACGAATGATAATAACCTCTTCTCTAGTTATTTGCATCTCCTCTTTGAGCACAGCAAGTTCTTTATCAAATCCAGATAAATCTGGTGCGACATAACTCTGAATCTGTTCTTTCATATCCATATAGTCTTTATAAAATTCAAAGCCTGCCCATAGTCCACCACCAATTGTACCGATAAGTGGTAGAATAAGTAGAAGTTTAGAGCCCCCTACTTTGATTCCCCCATATTCTATTTCTGCCATTTTCTCTCTCCTATTTAAAATTGTATTGTGAATCCTCCATTATACCAAAGTTGGGGTCATTCAAGAACCACCTTGCATACGCATGGTCAACTGTTGGTTTTGGTGGATAGAAATTAACCTGTGGTAATTTCTTTTCATTGTAATCAAAGCCCGGCACGTATGAAATCAACGCAAGTAGTTGACGTTGCATTATCATGTTCTGTTCCAGACTAACCTCTTTCTCAAGTTTTTTTGTCAGTTCTATTGCTTTCATAGCAAGCAGTAGTTTTATCTTTTCGTTCTTCGTTTTTGGTTTTGGTGCATCTTCTTTGTTATCTGAATCTGCACTCTCCTTTAACTCTGCGAGTTCTTTCTCAATATCATCCTCTTGATTTGCACCACCACCAATCATGTCTGGTGCATTAGTATTATCTTCTGATGCCTCACTTTCTAGTTCTGCGATTTCTCTTTCGATGTCATCTTCCATCTGTAACTGTTCACCTTCGATACTATCATCAACCTCTTGAAATCCATCTCCATCCTCTACCTCTACAACCTCTATTACTTGTTGTTCTGGGACATCAATATCGCCTGTGAAATCTAATTCTGCAATCACTGGAATATCTGGTTCAGATAGTATTTCTTCAATTGGATCAACTGTACCCAAGTCTGCGATTTCTGGATCAAGGTAGCCTGGACAAGTAGTGTCATATTGACTATCTAACTCACACTGTTGATCAAAGTATGCTTGTTGATAGCCTGTGCATTGCACATCATACAAAGGATCATACAAACATCTATCTGCAAGATATGCTGCAGCATAGCCTGGACAGGTGGGATCATATAAAGGATTTGCAGTACAAAGTTGTGTGAAATTTGCAGTCGCATAGCCTGGACAAGTAGGATCAAATAGTGGATTTTGTGTACACTGTTGATTGAATAGTGCAGTTGCATACCCTTGACACTGTGGATCATACAAAGGATTGTTATAACATGGGTTTGCAGAAAATGTCAATTTAAGTTCAGATGCCTGCACGTTGAACTCTGGCCCGTAGTGTCCAGGCCATGCTGCACTATCACTGCCTTGTGCAGATACAATAATATCTGAAAAATAAGATGGTGGTAAAAATGGGTCTACGAATGTTTCAGAACCACTGTGGTATGACCAGTTATGTTGGTAACTAAGATCATACTGATATGAGGCATAAATGTTACCATTAGAATCGTAAACGTCTACGTTTATGAAAAAATCATCTGTGCCTGGTTGGTTTCCATATAGATTAGCATTACCATTTTTGACTCTCCACCTATATGTGAATCCGTTAACTTGAACTCCAGCCTGTGTTAATGCTTGATTGATTGCAATGGTTGTACTAACAATATTTGAACCACTACTCCAAACAAACCCAGTATCACTTGGTAGTCTGTTTGGGTCAGGGCCACCAAAACCATGCCACATACCAATGCCATATTGTCCAGACCAATTTGAAGCATTAGGCTCTAATAGATCTTGTGTGTTCTGTGTGGGGTTGGTGTTTACTACTTGTGCGTTAGAGAAGGAGCAGTAAGAGTGCGAGAGAAAGACCACCAGCAGCAACTGCTGCATTACGTTTCTGAACATCTTCTTTTGTCTCCATTTCTTCTGTAACTGGTATTCTGTGTGGATTTGCTTTCCACTCATCAGTTGCCTGATCACCAATCTTTCCAAGAAACGGACAAGGTGTCCCTGCCATCTCCATGGCATCATATACTCTACGATCTTGACATAGAACTGATACTGCGGCAACTTTCATACCCATGTCATACAATGTCTTTGAGATTTTTAGACGTTCACAGTTTTCATCTCTTACCATTTCACCACTTGAAATACCTAAGATTTGTGTTTGCACTGCACCAGATACCCCTGCCATACAAAGGTCAGAGGTTGACGAACCAACACTTGGTGAGATTGCAGATGGTGGTGGACTAATTACGATTGTCCTACCCTCTGTCTCAACCTCACTCGTTGATTTCGTAGTTGTATCTACAACTGTCTGTGAATATGCCGTTGACACTATAGACATTACAAAAAGAACGGCGAATATGAATTTGTTCATTTCATCTCCGACCATAGTTCTATTACTATTTATATGATGTCAAAATTTTGATACAATTATATATTTGACGTTATCTGTCGTCATCTGTATGACGTTCTTCTATATTATGCAATCTTCGTTCCAATTCGTCAATCTTTTTCGCAACTTTTGGATATTTTGTTTTCCACGCAATATCTTCTTTATCTAGAATATCAATACCATATCTTTCTTGAGCCCAGTTTGCAATGTCCTCAAACTTCTTGTAACCCCAAATACCAACCTTGGTATCTTTGATCCATTTTGTTGAAGCTGCACCTAACAGACTGCCTGCAATATTACTAACGACCCAAAACCACATTTGTTTACCTACACTTCTCTTTTTACACTATTGTTGATTGCCCAACGACCAAACATTCTAACTGCGTAATATGCCGCATATTTTTTCCATGCTGGAACTGGTGGTTCAGAGGCGTGCATACCCTCTAAGAAAACATCATCTGCAATCTTACGATATGACTCTCTTTCTTTCTTGGTTGCAGGCCCCTCTTCTGCTGCAGCAGATTCATGGACTGCTTTGTATTGGGTATTGATTTTTTCATATAGGATATCATGTATAACAGCTGCTCTTGCAACATCAAATGGTGCAATAAATGCCCAGCACGCTCTTGGTACAGATGCCATATCTGTGATATAACCTTTTGGTACAGTAACAATATACTGGTTTGTCTTTGTAGAATTACGAACTTCTACTTCACATTCTCTTAACATCTTTGCTTGTTCTTCAGTAATGTTTTCTGAATAAAATTTTAAGTCCTCTAACAATTTCCAGTTTCTAGGTGGATTAAATGTTGCCTTCATCAATGAATCAAATTTTGCCATTTCAGTTCTCCCCGACAGGTATCTTAGTATTTTCATCATCTGCCACCGCCTTTTCGTAGTAGATGATTATATCTTTCTGTTGTTGTATATATCTTTTTATCTCTTCTATACCAACTGCTAAATTTTTAAATGTCACTGGGTCAAGAGCATAAACAAGAAATTGTCCTTGATTAGTTTTCATTTCCTCAATGACTTCTTGTACGTTTGCTTCAGTAATGACCTTAACCTTTAGTTCATCAAACTCCACTGATCTTGGTCTTGGTACAATAGCAATTGTAGGTTTAACAATTCTGTCAACTGTTACTACCTCTTTTTCTGGTTTCCAAGAGCAACTACTTAGTAGAGTCACTAAGAGTGCCAAATATATTACTGACTTCTTCATTTATTTTTTGTTCCATAACTTTAGGGTCTTTGAGACTATCTGCAACTAAATTACCCTCTGCAAGTTTATCTCTAATTTTTGTATTTTCTTTTTCTGCAGCCGCAAGTTTTGTATTGAGTTCATTTGATAACTCAATTTGTTTCTGCATATTGTTTTGTAACTCTTCAATCACAGCATCCTTACTGTCAAGAGCAACTTCTAATTTTGCATTATTCTCTCGTAACACAGCCATACGTTGCATAGTATCATTGTAAATATAATACGCACCATATCCTATACCACCAAGAATGAATAGAATGAAAATTAGAATGTATACTCTTGTCATAACCTCACCTACATACCAGAATCAATTCCCAACCATGCACTAAATCCAAATACTTCCATCAACATGAAAGTGAATAACATGATCATGATTCCCCACATGATTAGTTTACCATTAAAGTTTGATGCTGATAGTTTAATCGCAAGTATTTCATTACCGAAAAATCTTAACATCAATTCAAATTCGTTATGATCGTCTTTTACAACGACACCATTTTTCTTTTCTTCAGCCATTATTTTTTCCTAACTTATTCAGATTTCCAAATAGTCCAAACACCCCACGCAATTGCAACACCAGCAGCAATCTTTGCGAGTGGTGCCATGAATAGAATCATTAAACCAAGTGCAATACACATTGCACCATCCCATGATGTTCTTTCTTTTACTCTGTTTTTAATCCAGTTCATCATTTGACTCTCCTTTACTTGTATTTGTCTGACTTCCTTTTAGTTCCGTCAGCTCGTGGTATTAAACCTCTTGCCTTTGCACTTGCAGTTTCAGTAGAACCTAATTTAGTTCCAGACTTTATTTTCTTTTTTAAAACTGCGAGAGATGGTGCCTCTGTCTGCTGATTTTTTCTTGCAGCATCTTGAGTTCTTGCCCTATCATCTTCTCTGTCATGTTTTATTTTGAGTCTATCTAACTCTCTTTTCTGTGCAGTATTAGTTTTTGCAACTGCTGTATGACCATCCTCATAATACATCTGTTTGAATGTTTTCATCATCCACCCCCTTTTGCGATCATAATCGCAGCCATATAATCATTTGCATCTTTTTCGTTTTTGTAAACTTTCTTCAGTTCTTTTGCGTGTTTACCACTAGGCAACTTAACTCTCTTACCTTTTACAAACTTATCTGCATAAACACCATAACCACCATCAGGCATCTTTCTAACATCTGCTGCTAAATATCTTTCACCAGTGTTCTGTCCGTTACCAGCACCAGCACCATTACCGTTACCAGCACCGTTTCCGTTACCATTACCATTACCAGTTTGACCATTGCCACTCTGACCATTCGATCCCTGTGCATTTTGACCACTTTGATTTGACGTATCTTTTGATCTACCAAAGAATGGATATGCATAAACAAAGCCACTTTTAGGAACACACGACCTTAACTTTTTATCATACTTGTAGCCTGGTGGACATTTTGAATCATGCACACTTTCCTTTACCTGTCGTTGCTTGGTAATCTTTTTCATCTTCTCAATGTATGCACGATACACTGCGGCCTCTTGTGTTTTACCCATCACCCTCGCACGTTGTTCCATTGCGATTGCTGCCTGTATCTTATGTGCATGAGATTTACCAGAACCCTCAATCTTTTTCACACTTGCCTTTGCAGTCTTGACATCTTTGAAACCAAGTCCGTGAATAGTTCCTTTTGGATTTTCATCTGTGTATAGATCGGAGTGTTTGTCAGAACCGGCTGGTTGACCTTTTTTTCTAGGTATTCTGGGATTGTTCTTTGCTTTTAAATCGGCAACAGGTTTCATTACACCGAAACTGTAACCATAGGAATTTTCGTGAAATGTTAAAAAGGTTTTCATGGGAAAACTACTTTCCAACCATCTTCATAACTTTATTCTGAAGAGCCATGAACTGACCTTTAGTTCCGTTTACCATCTTTTCAAGTTTTTTCTTATTGTCCATATTTACTTTATTATAGACTTGTGTGATTGCAGATGCAGTAAACATATCTACTTTCATAGTGCCATCCTTAAACTTCACTGGTTTCATTTGTTTCTTCACTACGATATCTTTTAAGACGTTCATGTTGTTTTCTTCAAGATAAACTTCACGATTGAAGTCCATAGTGTTTTCTTGAACCTTTTGTGAAAGTTTAGATTTTTGTTCTGCCCTTCTTGCTCTTGCACGATCAAGTTTTTCTCTGTGTTGTCTGTATGCTTTTGTCCTTGCGTCAAGTAATCTTTTTTTCTTTTTCATCATCGCATCTGGAGGCATTGCAACACCACTACCTTGACCAGCAAAGTTGGTAGGTGCATCTTCCTCTACAGGCTGTCCACTATAAGGACTTACTTCTTTCCAACTAATTGTCATCTTTAATATCCTCCAAGCTTACATATATTTTTTCTTGAGTTTTAACATGAACCACTGGGAAAATGTCAACACCCAAAACAGTATCTATTGGAGCTTCATCTGCAAATGCGATTACTTTGTCACCTTTCTTTGCAGACAATTCTTCCTCTTCCTTATTTAGTATATCGTTAACTAGAACATAGTTTCCTTTAGGTAATACCTCACCAAACCCTATAACTTCTTCTGATATCTCATTATCCAGTTCCATACCTTGTTCTTTGAGATATTTCATAAACTCCTTTTCAAATACATCTGGATCATCAACAGATTCTTTGAACGTATCTTTTAATAAAAAAAGTGCAGCTGCATAAGTACCAACCTTGGTTCTTAAACCAGGCACTTTTGCAAATATTTTTTTAATATTAAAAACTAATTTATGTAGGATTGTATATGAGTTTTTAAGTTCAGTTGTGGAGAGTTCTACTGCTGGGCGAGTGGATTTTGGTTGTCTAATACGATTACCATCTGCATCAATGATACCCAACTTAAAAGCATCCTGTTTTTCAAAAGGTGTCGTTAACAACTTTAGAAATCTGTAGGTAACAAATAAATCAATCGCCCTTCCCATTATAGTTTCCTTAATGTCTCAAAAACTTTTTCGTCTTTGTTTATGTCTTTTAGTTCATCATTTCTTAATATATTTAGATATATTAGAAATGATTTAAGTGCAGGCCAGTACTCTGGTTGGATTTTATATAATAACAAAGTAGAACAAGCATCTGCACCAAAGACATTGTTTAATACTATGATATGATTTAATAATAATCTTTCTTTCAAAACATCGGTATCATGGTATTTTCTTAAAAGTCGTTTAATATACTTAAACCTTTTAAGATCATCCTCAAATTCTTTTTCACCCTCACAGTGTGGATTGTTGTAATTTCTAATCGCATACATCAACACATTGCTTGGTGTTATTTTTTCGTACATTATGATATACTGGCGTAAACTCTACACGATTGATTTCTAGGCATCATCTCATACTCAATCTTCAAACTTAGACCACCTTCCACTTGGTTAGAAATCCCATCATCATTTACAAACTCATCATATGGTGTGTTTTCATCTTTACCAAAACGACCACCAAACAAAGATAGTGGTAAATCAAATGAACCACTTTGTCCCTCAAATACTGGTGTTGATGGAAAAGATAAACCGATCTTATTAAGAGTTCCTCTCAATCTATGTACTGCGTGTTCTGGAACTAAGTACTCTGCGTTCCCTATTTGACCAACAACAGCATTTAATCTTCTGCGAACCGCTGGATCACTCAACTGTGCTGTGTTGATTTCCAGACTACCACCTAAGTTGTTTGGGTGTTCGACAGAATGATATACTGATGCTTCAGATACAAACTTTTTAAATGATTCCATTATCCCATTCCTTAATCTAAAAAGGGGAGAGAGTTAAGCCCCTCTCCCCTATATTTAGGTATTCGCAATCTACTAAGATTAGGCTACGTCAACGATACCCATATCAGTAGCAACTTTGTTAGAAGCAAGAACTGCCCATGCAGTACCAGTCCACATACAAATCACTGCGTCACCATCGTCAACAAAGTCAATGTTGGCATAACCCAAACGTGACTGTGGGGTCAACTCTGATGTTCCACCGTCTTGATCATTCACGATGATCTTGATCTGACCTTGAACAGTTCCGTTTGCAAGAGTTGTTGCGTTAGAACCAGCAGTTTGCAACAGAGTAACAGCAGTTGATACTGAAATTGCAGTCTGTGTTCCGTCAGAAATATCTTCGATTGAATTTGAAAATCCAATAAATGAAGGAAGGTTGTTAACAAAGTTAGTGACAGACACCTTCTTATTGATAGGTGTACCTGTTGGATCGTCCACAACGTGGAGCAAATCAGCACCAGCAATACCTGTTGAAAGGTCTGTCAAGGCGGTAATCTTCTTATCGGCCATTTGGCTTCTCCTAGTTTATCTAAACCCACAAAATTATGGGAATGTTACTGTGGGCATTATCTAGATTAATTCTAGTCCCACATCACTTTCAGAGCCATCTGGCTCTTTTTCATCATTAAACTCTTTTAAGAAACTCTCGCATTGTTGTCTTGCACCATTAAGTGCGTTCAACATTCCGACAGCTTCATTTTTTTGTTGTTCTAAACTCTGTAGTTTTCCGTTTACTTCTTTTATATCAGAGTCTAAAACAGATATTCTTTCTTCTATCATACTCTTAGTAATAGTCATATTCACCTCACTTCATACATGATATACTATTTATAATACTTTATACGAGTATTTATAAAAAAAATTACGATACAGTCATGGTTGCATCGGCATCAGCAGTCAATGTCAGATCTGCGGCCATACCTACACCACCTTCACCAGTTAAGAAACCACCCAAGTCTCTACTTGAACTATCTGTCCCATCAAGTAGAATAAATGAGTCTTGTTCATCAGTATCATCCAATGCAGTTGTTCCACTCTCCATTCTGATTTTATCGTCATCTACAAGTTTCTGAATCGTTCCACTGTTCAAAGAGATTGCATCATCAGAGTTGATACCCAGTGTGTTGTTCGTAACATTTGACGTTCTAGTGTCTTCAGATGCTGGTAGTGAAAATGCCATGATACCTTCAGACAATACTGAAACACTAGAGTTGAAATCCATAATCGTACCAAAGTTTGAACCTAATGCAGTTGCTTGTTTAAGTTGCAGTTGTGGTGTGCCTGTCACATGGATTGGTTCGTTGAAGTAAATGTATGCAGTCACATCTCCAAGTGATGATGATGCAGCCCCAGTAAACGTATCTCCATCTGGGAAAAATGCTGTCTTATCAGTCGTGCTACCCAAAGTAATATGTGTAGGTGTTGGAACGTCAATAGACTTCTGCAAGTTTCTACTGCAAACTAGAACCTCTGGTTGTGCTCCCTTGTTGTCATTTCCAGAATTAGGATTGCCAGGTGTAAACACCCAACCAGATCTATTTGCGACTACCTTCTCTTTTGCGTAATCACTGTCTCCGTTTGCACGTTCTGTTAAATATGTTGGTTTAGCTTCAGACTGACTAGCATCGACAGCAATAACTCTGTCCTCTACGTCAACACCATCTGCTGTGCTATCTAGTAGTAGAAATGCATCATTTTCTGATTCACTTGCACTTTCCAAAACTACATTAAAACTTTTTCCAAAAGGCATTTTCCTCTCCTTATTTTACTATTATTTATAATTATTTAAAACCTAAACGCTTCAAGTCGTTTATAGTTTTGGGAACTGATGTATGATGTATTCCTATGCCACCTTTTGCTTCCCACTCTTTTATGTTTTTAATATAGTCATCAATAAGAACATTTGGTTCACCATCACTATCTTTCGCAAATGCTTGTTTCTGATCTCTTCTTACCAAATGTATTTTACTCCTTTTGAAGTCCGTTCTTTGTAACCACTTCATTTTGCCTGGCCGAGAGTTTGCATCTCGTTTTGAGTAAGCAGAAAGTATGTATGCATCATATTTTATGATGAATGAATACAATCTTTTTGCCCCAGGCATCCACTCTAGATTTGCCCAAAAGTTTTTCGTATTACTTATCTTATTCCATCTGTCTACTTTATCTGCCTGAACAAACGAACCACCTACCACATGATCTGCGGCTTTCATAAAGTCGCAGAGAACCATGTCCATATCACAGTATATGGAAGGCAAGTCCTCTGTTGCGACTTTGGCTTCTAAGACATCTGAAAAACTTTTCATTACCTGACATTCTTCTTTCCGACTTTGACTTCTTTCATATCTGGATCAATATTAACTTTCGTCATTGGTTTACCAGTCATGGTTTTATCTTCATCTTTTTTTTTCTTTTCACTTGGTAGATGTCCACCCTCTGTCTTAAAAGGATTATGACCCTCTCCCATGCCCCACATCTTAGCAAGTGTTTCTCTCATAGATGCATTTTTCTTTTGCATGGTATCCACTTGTTGTTGCCAATCATCTTGTGACTGGCCAGGAGTTGCATCCAATTTTGCCATTGTATTTTCTGGTGTGCCAATATCATAGTTTTCACCCATGTTCAACAGTTTCGCAATATCTTTGCCAGGGACATAATCTGGTAATACCTTCTCTAGTGACTTCCTTGGGTCTAGAGTTTTTTGTGCGTCCTTTACGAACTTGTCTGCAAATGATTTCATCATCTTATCTTTTTTCATTGCGTTTGCAATATCATCAATAAGAGATGCCATTTGTTTCATCTTACCTTCATCGACACTTTCGTCCTTTTTTTTCTTTGCATCTTTTCTTAACATTGCAAAGTCTTTACCATCAATGTCTCCATCTTTATCTTTGTCAAGTTTCTTTTGTCCCCCAACAAGTTTTTCACCAACAGCCTTACGAATTGATTCCTCAAGACTGCCTGACTTTGTTTCAAAATATGCCATTTTACTTCTCCTCGTAAGTGTTAGCAGTTGTTAATCGTTCCTGTGAGCATATGCAATACTTGACATATAGTCACCCCCTTGTGATCTTGGATACATCTTCATAAATGCCTTTGAATCATTTCTTGAAATGACATCCATGATTGCCTCTAGTGCAGCAGTATCTAGATTATAGATAAATTTTCTAAGGCCTGTTAAATCTTTTTTCATGTATAATTGTTTTGCCTTTTGAAAATCTTTCTTGTCAATCCCACCATCTTTAATTATTCTGTCAAACGCCTTTGATGCATTTTCGTCAAGTTCAAGACCTTCTGGAATATATTCTTGTTTTAATGATTGCATACCTTTATCGTACCAACTGTCTCTATCATCTAGATTATCAACTGCAACAACAACAAAATGACCTTTTCTTACAAATACCTCTTTTTCAATAGGTGAAAAATTATAGTTTTTCACTGCTTTGTTAGCTGCATTTTTATCTTTTTTATTAACAACGATAGCATGAGTTTGTTTATTTTTACGTCCAGGCACCCCTCTCATATATTCTCTTTTGTACTTGATACCAGTTTTACCCATAATTCTATCATATAATCCTTGAACCTCTTGATTGATTTGTATATTTGACTTTTGAGTATCACTAAATTTTCTATCCATAGGTCTTACATACCTATTTTTTTTGTCTCGTTCATCAAGTTCAACTTCTTCACCCACTATCCTTGGTAAAGATCTAAATTTGTCTGAGTCTTTAAGAGCTGATCTTGCATCCTTCACATCTTGTTTGTCCACATAAAGTCTACCACTTCTGAAACTTCCAGAGATACCAGCATCTTTAAGAACAAGAAGAACCTCTTTCTCATATCCCTCACCAAGTTCAACTTCTTCTTTGATTGGTTGTCCAATCATTTGTTTCTTTTTCACCTTAACAATCTTCAAAGTCTTTTTATCTTTGATTCTCATTGGTGGTAGTTGAGAAGTAGTAATGATTGATCTTGCACCTTTCTCATCAGATGCAGTTCCAACAACCTTATTACCATCAGCAGTATCAACTACTACAAATGGTTCTTTCATTTCATCAAGTTCATCCTCAATGTATTCTTTCATACCTTTAATATGTGCATCAATCGTCTTTGATTGTCTTTGGTGTGCTTGAGATGCCTTTTCTAACTCACCAACAATTGGTTCTAAATCTTTTGAACCCTTCATCATATCTACATGAGCCTTAACTCTTTTAGATTGTGCAAGATGCATCTTTGATGCGTTCTGTAACTCACCAACTAATTTTTTCATATCTGATAAATCGCCAGCAACCTCATCAAGTTCAACTTCTTCACCACGCATTTTAATTACAGCATCATCCTGTGCCTGTCTTTTTTCTAAATCTGCAATTAATTCCTTGATTTTTATTTTTGCAAATCCCTTGCCAGGAGTTTTCTTACCTCTTTCCAAACCCTTCAACATTTTTTGGAGTTGACTTATCTCACCTCTGATGTCTGGGCCATATTCAGATTTCTCTTCTAGTTCAACTTCTTCTGTGGTTGGAACTAAGAAATAGTCTCTGAGTTTATTCATACTGTTTGATGACACTGCAAGTTTGTTAGTCCACCAACTTGGTAGTGAATCTTCTGGGTTCATGGTCTGTAGTTTTGATGTGATTTGCATCGCATCCTCAACTATAGTCTTGCACTGACGAATTGCAGATGCAACATCTGTATGACCATCTTCTTGAATATCAACTTCTTCTTTAGCAACTGCGACCATCTGTTTTGATTTTGCTTTAATTTTAGGTAACTCATTTGCCTTTCCGGCTGCCCGCATCGCAGCAACATCTGGAGTCGCTTGAGTATTTGGTGGGCCTTCGTTAATCTTTACATCTTTCTTCTGAACTGCAAGTGTGATTGCCATGACCACTTTTTGATTACCAGAAATCTCAATCTTATCTTTACCTAAATCTTTTACTTTCAGACCTCTCTGTTTTGCAAGATTCATAATAGAGCTCTTCAGTCTGTCTCCACCAAATCTGGATAGAGTTGCTTTTGCTTCATCAAGGACTCCTTCATCTTTCTTGTCCTTCTTACCTTTTGCTTTATAACCTTGTGCAAACGCAGCCCGTCTTTGTGCATCTGAGGCAAACCCTTCATCTAAGTTCTGTGGTTTCTCAAAGGCCTGAACTTGTTTCATAAGTTCCGTCATGTTTGTTGTATTTTTCATTTCTCTATCCTTTCATCAAATCTGTGACAGATTTGCCTTTTTCCCAAAACTTACATGACCAGAATCTTGCTTTATATTTTGGGCCAGGATTGTCGCAGTTGTGTCTTGCACGAAAACTTTTTCTTCTTGCTGGGTCATCTCGTTTGATTTCCATGTTGGGATCACCAAACTCAACCTTGACAACATTACCCTTATCGTTTTTTACATATACTTTAAACTTTTTTACATCACCCTTTGTAGGGTTATTTAGTTGAACTTTTCTTCCTTGATACTCTGCGGCTTCAGTTACTTCACCCCATACATTTTTTAGTTCCATCTGATTAAATTTAAGTAAAGTGTTTTCACCTTTTGCTCTTTGCATTTGTGCTGGTGTGGGTGCTCCCTTATCACCCTTCTTTCTCATTCTTTCACCAGAACCTCTTTTGATTCTTTGTCTCTTCTTGTGAATGTTTGCCCATAGACTTTCTTTGACATCAGTTCTACCAAAACCAAGTTCTGGTTTTCCCTTTATCATAGAATCAATATGCATTTTCATATAGTCATCTATATCATCTGCAAGTCCAATCTCACCAGCCTTTTTCATAATTTTATTGTATAAATCGACTGCTTGTTTTTTTTGTTCCTCTGATGCTTCACCAGCATCCATTGCCTCTTTTTCTAACTCATAGAAATCATCTTGCATACGAGTGAGTTCCTCTGCACCCTCTACATTTGCATTTGCTTTCATAACCTTCTGTGCAGAACCACACATATAGAAAAACTTTGTGGTATAATCACCCACTGTGATTTCATGTTCTGGTTGTTCATTAATACTTTCTTTTAGTCCTTGTAGTAAATCTCTATAGGACTTTGCAATTTTCATTTGGAACTTTGATTTATCAGCAGAGGTTTTCTTTTTATTATACATATCCAATGCTTTTTGTGCAATTTGAGGTGATACCTTTTCTTTACCACTTGCAAATTCTACGTCTTTTTGTCCTCTCATAGAAACTGATTTTCTTAGTTGCATGATGATATGATTTGCAGCCTTTTCTACATCCTTCTGTGTGGCAGAAATATCTGCATCATCACCTCTTGCCCTCATGTCTTTGTCTCTGGCCATTGCCCTTTTTGCATCTCTACGAGCAAGACTTTCATCAAGTTCAACACCCTCTTTGTACATATTCAACTCATATGGTTTTATCTTATTTCCACTATTGTAAACTTGGATTTGCATAACTCCACCTTTACCCTTGAGTCTGTACTTGTTTGTTTTACCCACAGATGGTTTCCTAGGCCCAGTTGCAACTTTATCATCAATCTCATTTCTGTCAATATCCACACGATGAATTTTCTTTGCCATCGTATATGCGTGTGACATCGCATTTGCAAAACTATTGTGATATAGTTCGTAACCAGTAGAGGATTTAGCTTCATCAAGTTCAACTTCCTCTACCATGTCACCAATTTTTGTCCCTGGCGACAGATAAAGTTCACCACCTTTTTGTTTTTTGAGTTTCATCATATCTGCCTTTGACCCTTTAGCAACAACCTTTCCTTTAATCACAAGAGCATAACTTTTAGATTTCATCTCATCAAGTTCTTCTGAACAATCATCACAACACTCACCAGTTTTTTCTAACATCTTGTCGTGGACTTCATTTAGTTTCCACCACCAATCATCTCCATGTCTCAACTGATAAGATGCTCTTGTTTCGTTTGATTCAAACCACTCTTGGACACTACTAAACTCTTCTGACTTTTTTGCGGCCTTCTTTTTCTTCTTTGCGGCTCTTGCTTTAGGTTGTAGGTCTGGATCTGCCTTACCCCCTGTTAACATGGAGTTCACTCTTGCCATTGCCCACTGTTGTGGAGTAGTGCCTGGCCTGTGTCCAGTTTTCCATGCAGCCATACCTCTGTCGTAACTCTTTTTAAGTATAGAGTATGGCACACCTGTTTCTTTTGACTTGTTAACCAGTCCTTGAATTTTCTCATCTAAACGATAGAACTCCATATCTACATCCTCTTTTTTTGCCATCTTTGTTAGAGTTGCATAATATATTGCTTCACCTTCTTTACCATACCTATCAGTAAAATCTTTCTTTGAAATTTTCTTTTCTAGGTCTTTTAGTTTTTCTTTTTCTGTTCCAGTAAGTTTTCTTTCATCTATCTTTGAGGTATCAGTTGCCATGAAAGGCCCTCTTCTCAAAGATTTAAATGGTACTTTTACTTCATTACCAAATATTTCTTTTGGATGAATAATATTAAATGTAACCATTTGAGTATTATTATCAATACCTTTTAGTTCCATATCTATTTCATCATATTTCTTACCTTTGTATTTTAACCCATGAGCAGTAACAAGTTTCTGAACCTTACCACCAGCAACTGCCTGTTTTGCTTTTTCACCAAACATCTGCTTATACTTTAGAGTATATTGTGATGGTTTTGTTTTCTTACCCTTATCGCCAGGTGCTGGTTTGTAAGATGATGGATCGTCATCAGGTTTATCTTTTCCCTTTGCAAAAAATCTTGCACGAGCAACAGCAGTGGACTTCTTCATATCTTTACCACCAGCACCTTTTGCATAATACTTTGCAGGCTGTGTCCCTTTTACATCTCCGACCTCACCCTTTGCTTGTTTTACCTTTGTGATCTTTTTCTGTTCTTCAATATCAATATCGTATAACCATGTTTTATGCACTTTGTTATTCTCATCTACAAATGACAGATAGTTTGTTCCTTTACGAATGACCTTACCTTTTACACCATTTGCTTCTACGAGATCTCCTACATTCCAGAGTTTACCTGTGAGATATAAATCTCTAAGAGTTTCAAAGTCATTCATATCTCCCATCTCTCGTTCTTCACGAATACCCATGTACTTGCGAACATCATTATATAACTTTAGTGCATCTCTAAAACCAGATGGTAGTCCTGTCTTAAAAGAGTCAAAGTCTCCAGCAGTTGCAGCTGCTCTCATCTTTGATGCAGACATTCCCTCAACACCCTCTGCATCTGGATCACGTTCTCCAGCAGATATGACATCAATAGAGTCAAATTTAAATAACTGATTACCTTTTTTGTCTGGTGCGTCATTATAACGATTGAGTAAAGTAGAGAACTCTGTGACCCTATCAGAACCAACAACCATGATCAAATCTGTAAATCCCTCTTTGTATAACATTTCTGCGATTTCTATGGCAGTTCTTCCGTCTTTACTTGCAATAATATTTCTTCTGTGTTTAGGAAACATCTTTCTCATGTATGCAACTTTGAGAGAGTATGGCAACGGATCTTTCTTTGGATTTTGTGTTTGAGATGGATAGATGCGATATGGATTAGAACCAGCAACAGATGAAACTTTATCCATAAGTTTCTCATGTCCAGTTGTAGGTGGATTGAATCTACCAAAGGTAAATACTATCTGTCCCTTTGACTCTGATAATATGTCTCTAAACTTACGCATCTTGTTTTCTCATTCTTGCCTGTTTCACTTTTTCTAGTTCTTTTTTCTTTACAACTTTTACAGACCTTGTTGCAATCTTATTAATCATACCACCATACTTTGCCGCAACCATCTGATCAATCTTGACCCTCTGTTGGACAGGCATCTCTTTATATTGTGGATAGAATTTGTCTAGGACTTTTTTCTTTGCCAACTTTGCAGCTTTGACTTTTATTTTTTCTGGTGACGCAACTTTTCTTTTAGATAACTCTACCTTTCTTTTGAAGGCGGCAGTTTTAGTTATCTTTGCCATTCTACGAGCTTGTTTGCGTCTTTGTGCAAGATTTACTTTCTTTAACTCGTTTATGTCAGAGTAAAGTTCCAAAAATGTTATCATTTGTCCCATGCCTTTATCGCAGTGAAGTTGTTAAACGAGAACTCCATTCTGTCCACCAGTTTAACAGCACCACCACTAACTCTATCAATCGCAACATACCCCTCTGGGTTTGTCACTTTAAATCCATTTGCGGTCTTGATGAACGTATCTGTCAATCCCTTAACACTATTTAGTTTTTTTACGATTTCCATTTTTGCATCTACAAGTAAATTTTGAAATGTAATAATTTGAACTAGATTATTAGTGTGTTTACTGATTTCTCTTACAAGTTCTTTTTGTAATTTTGTATATTTTTCTTTACCCTTCACTGACTTTGCTTTGTCTATTTGTTTTTGCACTGTCATCTCAACCCACTTCTCATAACCTTTTGCATGAGCCTTTGGGTTCTTAATCGTTTCTCCAACACGAACCTTACTGTTATTATATGTCTTGAGTGATGCACCAGCAAGTGTCCCAGTAAAACTATCTTGTAACTTGAGAAACTTTGTCAGTTGTGGAGAATTTATTTTTTGAAAAGTTTTACCAGTCCTAGATAATATACTGGTGACTTTCTCTGTTTCTTTCTGATTAAATGTTGCTTTACCAGTAACATCTTTGTATGTCGCATCATCCATCCAAACTGAGGATGGTTTATTCAATCCTTTTATATCTACACCAAATGATGCTTTCATATCTTGTAGTGCATCACCAGTGTAAGTGGTATGCCATACCACACCTATCTTTGATGCGTTCATCGTTGCACCTAAATCACTATCCACTGGAACTGCATAGACGATAGTGTTTGGTTGAAACGTATAATACTTAATACCATCAATTGTTGTGGTATCCAGATCGGTGTACATCAAGTCACCTTGAAGAACACCATCAATACCTAGTTTAGAAAATTCTGCAAGTGCAACCTTAAACTTTGCGTTCAAGTCCCCAGACAAATCATCATCTATCTCTGCTTCTGTCTTGTATAGTTTTGGACTTACATTGAATACTGATTTCTTTGCAACAAAAAATTTACCATCCTCTGGATCTTTACCAGCAAATATTGCTGGAGCACCATCCCACTTGACAGTCATGTTTATGGATGAACGAGAGTTGCCTGCTAACATATCTCTTAGGGATCGTAGAAAGTTTATTGCAGCTCTGCCACCAGCAACACCATTGTTTATGATTTCATCTTCTAGGTGTTCCAAGTGAAGATTCTTACCAGCATGATCCTCATTCAACATTTCTGCAAATCTAATCATTACTTTACAAGTCCATTATATTTTACTGCTAGACTATATTGTCCTAACTTCTTTTGTCCAGCGTGTCCAGCTTTATTTGTTCGTATTGACATTTTCATTGTAAGTTTATCTGAACCAGATTTAAGTTCAATAAACCAATCTTGTTTTGATGTTTTACTTGCATATGCTTTCACAAACTGAACTTGTGGTAAAAATACCCCTAGTTCATCTTTATCTTGTACCTCTTCATAATCTAACCCTACAGCCTTAATTACTTTAGTTGGAACATCTGGTGCATCTCTTAATACCTGTGTTTTAATATAACTTAATGAATTTTTCTTATCACTATTAAATAAATCTACAATACCTTTTCTCATAATCTCTAAGTATTGATCGTAATATTCCTCGTACTGTTTATTATTTTTTTTATCAAAATCTCTCAAGACTTGTTGTGTCTTTCTGTCTTTTGTAAATTTATTCATTGGTGGCATTTTTGGGATTTTTGAATATACTTGTGCATATGCTTGTCTCATAAGTAAATCATGTTTTTTTTGTTGCCCAAATGCATTGAATACTGGATTAGTGTAAGTATTCAATTGTGGTTCAGAAGTTTTTTTACCACCAGCTTTAAGACTTACTCCTAAAATACTTCCATCACTGTATATTAAAAACATATCGCCTGGGTGTCCTTTTGGAACTCCAGTTGGTTTAGTTCTATATCCCCAATATACAGAGCTAACTCCTTTATCTTTATTTGAATCATAGATAAACCTAGTTATACCAATTGCATTGTTCATTTTTTCTTCAAACTTAGATGATGTATCTGCCTTATTAATTGTTTCTTGTGCAGCTACTCTATCTTTACTACCGACACAATTTAATTTTGATACCTCTACTGACATTAAATATTTGTGAAAACCATCTACATCACTAGGATTGTGTTTAGTTTCATATGCGATACATGGAAAGAGTTCTGTAATACTAGCGTTTAATGTAGTTTCTTGCATACCACCAGCACTAGGCTTCACGAATATACGAAAGTTCATTCCATCATGTGTGCCGTCAATAGGGTCAACACTAGATTGTGCAGAACCAAGATTTGCAGATATCCCTGCTTGATTTAAATTTCTAAGTATTTCATCTCTGTCCGTTTCTCTATCTTTAGAACGAACAATTATAACAGTTCTTTTTGCTGACGATTGTCTTTCTGATTTTTCAAAAGGCAGTCCACCAAAAACCTCTGTAGGAAGTTGTACTTCCTCAACAAAAAGAAATTGAATCTTATTATCTGGTTTTATGTGGTTTTCTTGAATCGGTCTGACTTGACGAATATATTTTCGTAATCCCATTTCAAACTCCCATTTGTACAAATAGTTTTATATGACTATTTATAATGGGTCAAACCTTGAAGTCGTCATACTTGTTTTCTTTGAACTTTACACCGAAAGATGTTTTATCAAATACTGGTTCTTGCCCATTATCAACCAAGTCATCTTGTTCTTTCATTTCCACATCGTATAACAACATTTTAGATCTGTCAATACCAATAACAAATCTTTTATTCACTGTTGGATCGTTGTATCTGTTCTTGAGTTGTTTGACAAGTATCTGTCCAAGTTCTTCCATCTCCTCGTTGGAGATGAGTGCAAACATGAAGTCAGCAGTCGCAGGGAGGCCGAACGATTCAGATGTGTCCTCAAGCCCGATGTCCGTTGAGGTGAAACCACCCCTCGTTGTTTGCGTTGCCGACATAATTGGAACATTACACTCAACGGCAAGCCCTCGTAGTTCCTCTGCAACAGATTTGATATAAGAGTACGAATTAACATTTGTAGCTCCTTTGAACCTAGATGATGCACATATATTTAGATAATCTATGAATATGATATCTGGTTTAAAGGTTCTTTTAATTGCAAGTTCTTTTATTAATCCACGAAAGTGATTACTGTGTGCAGATGCAGTTGGATATTCTTTGACAATCAACTTACCATTTGTCTTACTCATAAGACTTGCAATCTTGTTATCAAACATCTTCTTGGGCAGATCATGTAAATCTTCCATAGAAACATTCATAAGATTTGCATCAATACGTTCTGCAATACGTTCCTCTGCCATCTCCAAAGTAATATACAAAACATTCTTACCTTGAGACAAACAGTTTGCAGCCATGTGACACATAAACAAAGATTTACCGACACCAGTTCCAGCAAGTGCGATATTCAAAGTCTTTTGTGGCAAACCACCTTTTGTAATCTTGTTGAAAAAGTCTAGATCAAATGGTATGCGTTCTTCTATCTTATGATAAAACTCAAACCGTTTATCACTATCATCAAAATAATCATGCCCGACAGCATTATCAAATGAAACTGCAAGGGCGTCAGTAAGGATGCTAGGTATAGCATCTGGACTGCGTTTCTTATCTTTTCCATCAATGATTGAAATACCTTCAACAACCGCATTGTAAATCGCCTTATCTTTACAAAACTTTTCTGTCGTATCCACTAACCAATCAAAGTCTACT